ACCCCGTGTAAGACGCCGTTGCTGCTAACTGAATGGCCAAAACGGCACTTCCTGATTGCATTGCTATGTCGGGAATCAAAGATTGAACGTTGACATTCAAATTGGAGTTGAACTGGGAGATAATATCTCCTGGCTGTTTCCCCGAGACACTGGTCGCTCCATCCTTCTGTAAATAGTACTCTCCCATGAAAAATGTAGTGCCATAAGTCGAGTCATTTCCATGAACAGTAAACTTAACGTACACGTTCGTATTTTCCGCCAAAGTGACTGCCAATGATGTCGAATACACGTTGGATATAGCAATTTGTTTCGCTCCTACGGCATAATATTGCGTAGTAATGCTCGGAACATATCCAGTATTCGTCAAAAATGATGCGGAAAGAGACTGAGATGCCCATGAAGACGACCCCGCAACTCCACCGCCGCCGCCTCCGTTAAGAGCGAATGAAGCCGTCAGTGCGTAGGAAGCTGATGGTGGAGAATTCAGTATAACGCTTGCCGTCAAAGCGTAAGACGACGTGTAAAGCGTATTTCCCGCAAGGACAGCAAAGCTTGCCGTAATGACCAAGCTTGCGGTATCGGCATTGCTTGCTGATACAGCACGGGTCACTACTCCAGACACTGGAGCATAAGACGCCGAAATCGCACGGTCTGCCCCATCGGCATAGTCAGCGTGAGAAGATGAAATCGCACGAGAGGCACTTGATACTGTTCCATCAACCCCCGAGGCAAGGATGTAAGATGCCGTTGCGACGGTTAGAGTGTAGGATGCGGTATCGGCATATGGAGTGTATGATGACGATATGGACGCCGAAGCCCAAGATGCTGAGAGTGCGGTAGGAACTGTTCCATCAACTTTCGATGCCGAAATGTATGAAGATGTATTCGCCAGAGAAGCGGTTAAGCTTTGCGTTGCGTACAACGACTGTGTGGCGTAAATGGACTGAGTAGCGAATAGTGACTGCGTGGCGTAAATGGATTGCGTCGAAACCAAACTCTGTGTCGCAAACTGTGACTGCGTTGTAAAGTACGACGCATTCGGCACGAAAGTCAAAGATGATGCCGAGACCGCAAGATAGGCATACGACGCACTTGAGACCGTTCCTTTGACGTTCGAGGACGTAACGTACGAAGCAGTCTGTGCCGTTGTAATGGTGACTGAGGCAGAGACCCACGAAGCACTGAGAGCGGTCGTGGCTGACCCGACGAACGATGCAGACAATGCATTCTGAGCCAAAGACGATGACACAGAGTACGATGCCGATAGAGAACTCGTTGCCCAAGATGCCGAAGTTGCTACAGCAACAGCCCCGTCAATCCCAGACCCAAGAACATATGATGCCGTGTCGGCATTCGTAATGATACCGCTCTGCGGGGCGTAGGATGCCGAAATTGCGTTGAAAGAATTGTTAGCTTGGAGTGCGTATGAGGCAGTATTGATTGTGACTGAGGCGGAAACCCACGAAGCACTTGCCGCTGCCGCTGGCACAAAGTTGATTGCATAAGCATTCGCAGCATTTGTGGCGAATGAAGCCGTGATGGCAACCGAGGAAGTTTTCGCATATGAAGCCGTGATGGCAACCGAGGCGGTGGAAACATATCCCGAAATGTTTGACGCCGTAATAAACGATGCAGTATTGGCTATAGACGCCGAAAGGCTTGAAGATGCCCATGAAGCTGATATGGCAAAATCGGCTTGACCATCCAAATGCCCACCAAAATAGGATGCAGTAATGGAACCACTCTGCATCGTTATGTTTGAATATCCTGGTTGGGTAATCACTACCTTTCCTGCACCAGCACTACCACCGATACTCAAAATACCCGTAAACGAAGCATCTCCACCCGTGTCAATCGAAACGTTTGGGTTATTGACAATGCTTGACGTTCCAGCCAGCAATGCATATGACGCCGAGATTGATGCCGAGGCGTAAGCGAAGAAAGCGAATGACGCCGTGGACGCATAAGAAGCCGTAGTTGACGTTACTGCAAATGTCGCATAAGAAGCCGAGGCTATATTGGTCGTGATGGAAGCCAGCGGAGTGGCCATGTGAGACAAAATATTGCCTTCGACTTCTACATAAAAACTCTCGCTTGCTTCTGTTGTGGCACATTTCAACCGCAACATCAATCGGTCACTTGCCGACATTGTTATTGGAAAGTCAACTATGATGTTTAGGGTATAACGAGCAAAGGCAGTTGTCAGAGGATTGCTGATTCCTCCCGCAGGTAGTTCATAAACTACATTTCCAGATGGGTCTGTAATATAGAGTTCTGGAGTTAAGGTTGTAACTCCGCTCCCCGAAGCAACTTTTGCATAAAAATCGGGCTGATAGATACCCGAGGCCAATACCGTGGAGTTAGGGTCTCCAAGCGGAGTTATCCACGCAAAAGCATAACCTCCAGTAGGGATACTCGCTGTGGTTAGAGTGGAAGTATTGATGCTACTTCCTGTTTGTCTCATTTCGTAGGCACCCCCAACCGAGGCAGTGGCAGTCAGATAATACGTTGTCGCTTGAAGCAAGTTTTCTATGTAAGCAACGAAAGAACTTGAGTCCCACATTGCAGCATATGAGGACGTATAGGCATAGGATGCCGAAGTGGCACTGAGGCTTGAAATAGCCGAAGTTGCGGTGTCGGATGTAGAAGCCGAAATGGCATTGGATGCTGTTCCAAGAAGATTGGATGCCGTTATGCCCGAGGCACTGAGGGTAGTTGCTATTACCAAAAGACCCGTAGCATTTATGAATTCAAGGGTTCTTGTGGATGCTTGATAAAGCAATCCATATGTGTCTTGATAAATGTTTTCGTTTCCCGCAACCCCAGGTTCAATGATGGCAATTGGATACGGTGTTGCAGGAGACCCGATGTCTTGAACTACAACCTGAGTTGCCACGCCTGCGGTTTGGGCGTAAGTTGCAACAGATGCCGAATTAGAAACCGATGCCGTGTCTGCATACACAGCGTAAGATGCACTCAGGACTGTCCCATCAATGTTCGACGCTGAAACGTAGGACGCCGAAATGGATTGTGTGGCATATAACGATTGAGTTGCATAGCAAGCTTCCAGCGATGAACTTGCCCACGAAGCACTGTCTGAATTTCCTGCTCCCCCGATTAGGTAGGAAGCAGTTCCAGCATATGAGGCTGAAATGGATTGCGAAGCATATTGCGATACGTAGGAGGCACTCGCCCAAGAAGCACTGAGGGCTTGACCACCTGAACCAATGCCGTACTTCGCAGCCCATACGGATACTTTGTCGGCGGTCAGGAATCCATTTTCGTCATGGTAAATGACCAAATCCGAGCCAGATACGTTAACCTGCTCGTAGTACTGGTTGTTCGTCTCCCTCTGAATGAAGGCGGATTCCAACCGATTTGGTGTGTTGTCGTAGGCCATAGTTACACTCCAGCGAGATACAATGCTGTCACTTCACCTTGATTGATAATACGATTATAATACCTAATGCTAGAGATGATAGCAATAATGCTTGCTGCTCCAGAGTTACTAATGAACAAAGCAACGGTGGAAACGCTTGCGGATGATGGTGCATTTATGGCCGCAAAAGAATAGGATGCAGCCGCAGTCAAAATAGTGTACTGTTCGGGAAGCGTCAAATCTATCGTGATGTAGTTCGTGGCGGATGCCGTAATGAGCGTGTAAGGCAAAGTGGCTCCCGCTCCTGCCGCATAGGATGCACTGTTCGCATAACTAGACGACAAACTTTGTGATGCCCACGACGACGAAACCGTTGGAACATAGTTCAACAAGTAGGAAGACGTTGTTGCGAAAGAAGCAGTGTTAGAATACGATGCTGATATGCTAGAAGAAGCAAAACTCGTGCTCGTATAGAAAAGGACGGTGGAAATCGAAGCCGTCATCGCCCACGACGCTGTGATGGGAATGGTCGAGGCGTTGATGGACTGCATGTACGAAGACGTTTCGAAATAGATAATGGTATTCGGCTGAACGTTCAGGTAAACGCTCTCGTAGTTCGATGCACTCGTAACCGTATCACGAATGAACATCAACTGGTTTTTCGGATAGTAGATGACTGCCATACTCTATAAATATCCCTTAGTACCGAATGTCATCAGAGGTTTTGTCAAACCGTATGTCAAACGGAATGGGACGTTTTTCGTCATCAAATGTCATGGCATCAGCCAGTTTGATGTTCCTTTCATCAAAAATGACAAAGGAAGGGAAGATTCCCGACTTGCTATCGTAGTCAGGAAGCACAATGGCATCAAAACCTTCACTCTCAGCGGTCGCTTGAATATCCATCCACCGCTCGCAGGACCAAGTGCCCTCATAATCGAACAAACGACCACCTTCAAGCATGTACCATGCGTCCACGGATTCTCCTGTCTGAGGGTCATTCCAAGGCTCCCAAACCTCTCCCCACTTCTTCACCCACATCATGTTTTCGAGGGTGTCTTTGGTTAGGTCCAGAACTCGGGGTGCCCGAACGTAAAACTTGCGGGGGTCATGGTCTCGGGCATAGATGGCAGCGACTTCCTTGATTGGGGTGGTGAAAATGCCATGTTCACGACGTTCCTTGCGGGAATAGACAAAGATATTGCCATCGTCAATGTCGCCACGATATGTTTCGTGCCTGTAGCCACGAGCCTCGGCCAGCCGTTTCACTCTTGGGTCTTCCGCACCTTCACGGAGAATACGCTTAAGGCTTTTCATCGAGTTTCTCCTGAACAGCTTTGAGAGCCGCTACTTTGTCGTCAAACTCTTCCCCGTTCACCCAAATGCTCGAAATCTGATGGTTCAACTTATTGATGGCATTCCCGATGAAACAAACTTCGCTTTCATCCTTATACTCTATGTGATTACGTTGGTATCGGCTCCATACATAATCATAGCAAAAAGCATCCGCCCCGATGGAACTCAAATAGTTCCACGGAAGGTAAAACTCGTCCTTGTACTTCATGCTTGGGACTTCGTATTTGAGACAGAACGATTCGTAAGCTTCTTCATCATCTACATCCGCATCAAATCCAGACCTCGGAAGACGGGTCATGAGTCTGGTAAGTGTGTCGTCCAACACAACCACATTGGCGTTGTTTATCTTAAATCCAAGTCCCGTTTCCCCATCACCTTCGGAAAAGTAATGCATGATGTCGGAGTTTATCGAAGTGCTGAACGAATCTTGTTCGGCAACTTCACCATGTTCCTGCCCCGAGATACCCATGACGAGCATTTCTTTCAATCCCTCGAATGGACTTCCGTGATAGACCCAATCGGAAAACTTAACCATTCGTGTCTCACGAATGAGACGGTCAAGAGCAGGAGATGGGCGGGAGTCGTCGAAGACTTCTGACACCAAACGTTGTAGCTTTATTGCCATAGTCGGTTGAACTCCTGTATTGCCGTCTCGAAGAAGCGGTTTTCTTCATCCGAAATGACTCTCCACGCATCCCCGCCGCACCACGAGATGAACTTCTCGGCCATTTCTTCTTCGTCAATATTGTCCAAGTTTGTTTGGACCTTCCCCCTCGCATCCTGAACATACGAAGAGCCTCACATATGGCGTGGAACCATTCATGAAGAATGTTGTCTGTCATTATTCTCACCATTGGGAAATCCACTCCCTGCTCTTTCGCAATCTCGGGGAGCAAGGCGTTAATCCAAAAAATTGGCCTTCCCGACATGACACTGTGGGAGCGATACATGGCAACCCAATCCTTGTCTTTTTTGAACTCCTTGATGCGTAGAATGAAATAGTCAGCCTCTTCGAGACCTTTCCTGGTGAGAAGATGGGAAGCGGCCCGCTTGGCGGCAGCACCATACTTCTTCATCATGCGAAGATTTTCGTTATCTTGAACTATTTCGATTAGCTTAATCATTTGGAGGCGGCATTTGAGCGTTGCAGCAAGCATTAGAACTTACCGATTCTTCGAGGTCGAAAATGTCAGGAAGCTTTTTGTTAAGCGTATTGAACAACATACATTGTCCTCCATCAAACGAACGACAGTTCTCACAACGAACCTTACGAGTGACGAGACCAGCTTCTTTTGGAGTCAGCAAAGCTTCTTCTTTCCCCGACAGGTTTCTCTGGGGTTCTCCGCTGACATAGAAGCTACAACTCATGTCCCCCGTTACTTTGGTCTTCCCAAGTAAAAGGCAACCCGTGCCAGTCCATAAGCGACAAGTCGAACATTGGGCGAAGTTTACTGTCTCACCTTTGGGGTCGAGATAAATAAAAGCGTCTCGCTTAATCTTGTCGCCAACCTTTTTGGCTTCCAGTATCAGTCTTGATAGCTTAATCATATTACGCCCACCTGAATTTCTCTATTTTGGTTGGCCCCACCGTTTTCCAGTCAATCTCACTCTCTTGAGAGAGGTCGTTGATGTCCACGATACCCGTGAACATAGACCTGTCAGTATTGTCCCAGTGGCGGCTTGCGTGTCCACGGTCAGGAGATACATATAGATTGGCGGGAAGGTATCCCGACATTTCTATCTGTTGAACACCCTTGGTGCCATGCATTCCATAGATTCGAACCTTCTTACCAGCGGGATTGACAAGTTTATTCGCCAACGCTATTGTCTCGGGGGAGGACTCGTCGTTGCCTTCGTGAATCTCCAATACCTTCCCATTCTGGTCAACCATAATCCCGATTTCGGCCCAATCCCCGTCAGCATTGGGAGTGGCGGCAATGTATAGGGGGAACGGGAAAAACTCTTCTGGTTTGAACTTGAACTCGGATTGGTCGAGAAGGTAGCTCTTAATCAGTTTCACATTGACATGTGGAACTTTCAGATTTCGAGCCAACTCTATGATATAGGCCAAGACCTTGTTCAATAGGTTTAGGTAATCCTTGGCCCATCCTCGCTCTTCCTCCTTATCAGAGTAGTAGAAGGCGTCAACCGTTTTGAGCAGGCTGACGCTATCACGATTGACCCATCGGCTGGACAGAAGGGCGGCAACATCATCAATCGTGATGTTTATCTGTGCTTCGGCATCTTCGAGCAGCAATGTCTTAAGTCGAACCATTCAAGATACTTTTGGCAATGTGCATCGCTTCCTCTCTGGAAACGTTAGGATTCTCGTACCATTTTTCGGTAACGGCATTGAGAATCTTGCCAACCATCGGACCCGACTTGATGCCCATTGCGAGCAAGTCGTTACCATTGATTGGAAGCACAGGCTTCGTAACTTGAATGTCCAACGCCTTGAGGCGTTGACGCACTGCTTCTATTTGTTTCGGCATTGCCGAGGCATCGGCGTGAGAAATATTGTCGGCGTGCATCACGTCAAGCAGTTGCTCCAGGTATTGCCCCAAAGCAATCTTGAACTTGCGGAGGGTCTTGTCCGATAGCTTCACCGCATCGGGACCACCGTGCTTCAACTTCATGTGATGGCGTACACCAAGCTTCACGGCATCAATCATTACCCGTGGGTACTTGAGAGACATCATGATTCTTTCTACAATGTCAGGACCAGCATCTTCGTGCCCAATGAACTGAACTCCCTTCGGAGTCACGGCACGAGTCGTCACCTTGCCAATGTCGTGAAACAAGGCAATCAGACGATTCAGCAACTCGGGCTGCGTTCCCATGATAACAGCAAGTGTGTGGTCGAACACGTCATCCTTGTGGTGAATGTTCTGCGTCATACCAACCATTTGCTGTAGTTCTGGCCCTACGTGAGGCAACAGCCCTGTATCACGGAGCAATCGCAGACCGTAATCGGGATGCTTGGACGTGAGAATCTTATTCAGTTCCACGGCCACACGTTCACGAGAGGTATTGCCGAGTCGGTGCAAGTTCTTCTTGATACCGTCCATGACTTCGGGTGACAGCTTGAAACCAAGTTGTGCCGCAAATCGAACAGCACGAAACATGCGGAGAGCATCATCCGTGTAAATAATCGTCGGGTCAATGGCCGTTTTAACGATACCATTCTTCAAGTCCTCTTTGCCCATTCCTGTGGGGTCGAGAATCTCGCCCGAGGCAATATCGAGGTACAGAGCATTGAACGTGATGTCACGCCTCTGTGCATCAATCTCAATATGCGGAGTAAACTGCACCACGGGCTTGCGGGAGTTGGGGTCGTGGTACTGCTCCTTGCGGAACATCACAACATCAAGGGCTTCTCCCGAGAAGTCAATGCCATTCCAAACTACGCCATCAAGACGAAGGTTGGCTGTGCCGAATGTTGGGAAGATGACTGGATTGGACTTTTCCTTATAGACACCAAGCTTCTTGCCAAGCCAGTCGGTAAACAGCTTTCCACCCTGATTGACGCTGATAACTATATCAAGGTCTTTTGGTCTCTTTCCAAGCAGGATGTCACGCACGAAACCACCCACGGCAAACACTTTGCCTTCCCATTCCGTGCCCTTAATCTGTGCCCGAATGAACTCGACGAGTTGCTCGGGCGTTGCGTTTGATTCTTCCATAAGTAACTTGCTTTCGCCGAAGTTTCCTTGTACTTTGACCCTTCGGACAACTTTACCTTTTGTTGCTAACAGTCGTTTTGTCGCTTCGTTTTCTTCTTCGGATGGTTTTCCAGTCCATACCAACGTTTCTATTTCGGCAAAGTATTTCCATCGTTTGTCGGAATTTTTCATTTCCGGTGTATGCCATGTCAAATTATAACTCGAATAGAATGGTGTCATATTCTCACCATTATGGTCGAGTGCCCCAATCCAAACGCCAGTGTCTAATTGTTCAGCTTCTCGTAGTTTACCCCGTTTCTCGGATTTGTCAACTTCCCCTTTGACAATTCTGACCCCGTATTTTTTGGAAAGGAACTCGACAACGTGCTTGATTTTGGACATGCCAGAAGTAGTATAGGTGTCGCAGTCCAGTGCCCCACCATACTGCTTTATGAGCCGAAAGAAGGATTCGAGAAGTGCTTTGGCATAGCCTCGGCCTTGATTTTCAACATCAGGCGTAGCAATGTTGTCGAGATAAAATAGCTTGGCATCTGGCTCATAACGATAACGAAGAGCCGAGAATGGGGATACCAATTCGTATTCATAAATCCCGTCTCCGACGATACCTTTTCGGATAATGGCGGCAGAGTTCGGGTCTTGTGATTCGAGAGCCTCACGGATTGCCACTTTTTGCTTGGTATTCTTATGCTGAATCTTGACCCGTGGTGCTGGTTTGTAAAACTCGTGATGCCCAATCACTGCTGTTTTGACCATTCGTTTGGCCCAACCTGGGTTGGCTTTCCTCGGGTTGAAATAGTAAGTGGCCCCCTTGGTGATGTCAGGAAGACTTCCCTTCATCGCTCGGTCAACAATCTTGATGATTTGTTTGAATGTATTGTCCTCCCGATAAAGTTTGACAAAGTTCATTGCCTTTTCTTCGGGGTCAGACACGCCATTCCACATGGAGAACTGTTTTGGTTGAAGAACGATTGCCCGAGCCTTGTTGAAATCTCCCTTGGCTCGATTCATGATGACGTTCATCACGGCTTGCATTCCCTTCTCACCCTCGCCGCCCGCCTCTCCATAGAGGGTTGCGGCAACGATGTAAGCATTCGTGATTGATGCTGACGGAACGTTTACCTGTACTTTCTGCACAATGGCAGGAGGCGATGGCGGTGGTGCATCCATATCCTCAAGTATATCAGCCTGCTTCTTCTTAATCAAGCCCACAACACGTTCAATTTTGGACCCCGCATGTTGGATGAGGGCTTTCAATCCGAAGTGCATCGGGTGAGGCCAATGGCCATACTCAACCCATCTTGAACCCTCGTTTTCCCAGTTCAATTTTGGTTTGAACTCATTGCTAACAACGACGAGGAAATTGTGATACTGAAATCCTTCTTCATGGTCTTCGTAGGTCCACAAATGAGCAAGTTTGTAATCGCTGTCATAGCCGACTTCTTCGTCAATTTCACGGACAACGGCATCCTTTGGAGTTTCCCCCCAATCCACCTTTCCTCCCCAAGTTCCCCAAGTCCCAGGCTCCTTGACTCCATACTCGGGGTCTTCTTCCGAACTACGCTTGGCGAGAAGGATACGTCCAGTGTCTTTGGCTATGAAAATACAACCAGCGGCTTCCGACCCCCAATACTTCGGTTCCTCTTGCGAGAAATCGTCTTCGTCGTATTCTTGTTGCAGTTTTTGTGTAAGCGGCTTCATCAGGGTGTACGTATCCCCGCAGCAGGCAGGGCACTGGACATAAATAAATATCAACGTTCCAACGCACGAAAGCGATATTTATAGGGGAGAGAAACCTATACTATTTTTATGGCTGTTAAAGACCAAGCAATTATCCGCTTCCCCGGTAGTGGTTCCGCTGTAGTCGGGAACACCCCCTTTGGAATGTACGATACTGATGCTTCTTTCCAGAAGGATTGCTACAATTCCATGATTTGGGCCGCTCGCCGTCTCGGTTATCCGTCCATCGCTATTGAAATGGTGGACATTAACTTCTACGCCGCCTTCGAAGAAGCCGTTAACGTGTACAACGCCAAAGTCAACGAGTACAACATGATTAACAACATGTTAGTATTCCAAGGGCAAGAGCGAAATCAAACGTTTACAGGAAGAAATGTCCAAGGAATAGGACTTCCGCAAGCAATCCAACTTGCCAAAGACTACGGCTCTGAAATCGGAACAGGTGGAAAGGTTGACTGGAAAAAGGTATCCATCAACGTCCAACCGATGCAACAAGACTACGACCTTCAAGCACTCATCGGGGACACCCTCGAAAACTGCAATCGAATTGAAGTCAAGAGAGTCTTCCACTACCGCCCGCCAGCTTTCGCTCGTATCTATGACCCGTTCTCTATGACGGGTATGTCGTACAGCAACGTCTTACAGGAACTCGGATTTGGTGCCTACTCGCCAGCCGTGCAGTTCTTGATGACGCCAATTTTCGAAGATTTACTCCGAGGTCAAGCCATCCAGTTCAACGACTTGGTTCGTAAGTCTGCATATTCATTCGAAATGCAGAACAATCGGCTCCGCATCATGCCTATTCCAACCACCGCCTTCAAGCTGTGGCTCGAATACATCACCGAAAAAGACCGCCTTGAAAATGGTTCTCTCTCACCCTCGGGGTCCAATGTCGCATCGGATTTTGCCGATGTTCCGTATGTTAACCACCCATACTCAGTCATCAATGACCCTGGCAAACAGTGGATTCGTGATTACTTCCTTGCCAACTGTAAGGAAATGCTTGGGGCAATTCGTCAGAAGCACCAGACCATTCCAATCCCAGGTGGAGAAGTAACCCTTGACGGTGCCGAACTCCGTGCCGACGCCCAACAGACCAAGGAACGACTCATTGATACTTTGAAGGATATGCTTGAAGCCTCGGGAAAGTTCAATCAAATGGAGAAACAAGCACAGATGTCCGAGCAACTTCAACAAACGTTGAAAGGTGTTCCGCTGCTCATTTACATTGGATAAGCATGAACATCCGCCAGTATATCAAAGAACATGCCCAGAAAGCCCTTGCCGAAGTAAGCAAGCAGGATTTCACGCCCATTTTCATGCATATGCACCCTTCCGACCGAAAAACCATTCGGTACTGGAATGTGAGCAAGGAAGGAAATATTGCCGTCATTCGATTCTATTCGACATTGATTGGGCAAGGGTTGCTTGAGTTCATCACCGAATTTACGGATAAACAACAAGGAGCCTTTCGTCTGTATCCAGACGACAGTCTCATTTGTATAGAAATCAAAGTTCCAACCAAGTAATATGATTTTCGAATCTACAGGAAGTAATGGTCCAGGTCTCTACGGGAGATATTTCTCCGAGAGAGACATCGCCTTCATCAATGGTATCAATGACGAATTGCTTGGCGATGTCATCCAGACCGTCGTGATGATTTTCAAGGTTTGCCCAACTGCAACTCAAACCAATATCTATGGGGAAAGCAGCCCACAGACTGGCAAGCAATACTTCACACCATTGGAGTTTGTTTGTTTGGTTGACCGTGCCGACATGACAACGGAGGCCGATGACTTCGGCCCAGACCGCAAACAGAACGTGGCCTTCAAGTTCATGGAAAAGGACTTGCAGAATTCAAATCTGTTCCCGCAGACTGGGGATTTGGTTCTGTTCAACGAGATGTTCCACGAGATTGATGACGTGGTTCAACAGCAATTCTTGGGCGGTCAACCTGCGAAATCCTTTAGCATCATAGTCAATACGCATTACACCACACTTTCAAAGGTGGACGTTGTAGAAAGACAATCATAACCTATGGGACGCTGGAAAGGCGACATCACAAACCCCGCTCCAAACTCCGTAAAGGAGTCAATAGAGCGTTCTGAAAAGTTCGTTACGAACAACGACCCCGCTGCGTTCATTTCCAACGACCGAGCCGAGCAAGTACGCCGTGATACTGATAGTCAGAAAAACTTCACTATCACGTTCTACGACATTGACGAAGCCATCCTCACACAACTCCAACAGCTTCAAATCCAAATCACTGACGTAGGAAAACGAGTGGCGGTTCCTATCTTCTTTGGCCCTCCCGAGCGATGGGTGTCTGCCCAACGTGATGGATTCATGCGTGATAAACAAGGCAAAGTCATCCTCCCTGGCATGATTTTGAAGCGTTCCAACTCCGAAAACGACCAATCCTTGATGTTTTTCAATCGCTATCTGGACACCCCTGCGATGAAATTGTACTCGGAAAAGAACAAATACACTCAGTTTAATGCTCTTACTGGTCAAAATGCACCTGTAAATGAGGTTTACAATGTAGTTGTTCCCAAACACATGGTTCTGAGCTATCACTGTATCGTATGGACGGCTTATGTGGAACAGATGGACGAAGTGATGCAGACAATCGTTTTCAACACTCAAGACTACTGGGGCAGCAAGAAAGGTTTCCGTTTCCGTGTTCAGGTGGATGGTGGGTACGCCCATAACGTTGAGATTACGTCTGGTGACGAGCGTATGGTGAAAACCGAGTTTGATTTGACCACTCATGGCTACATTCTCCCCGACACCGTGACATACTTGGAACGCCACAAGATGACCACTCAGAAGCGTATGACGCCGAAGAAGTTCATCATGGGTATGGAGGTAGTCCAAACTGCTTTCGACCTCTCCCAACAGCCTTCCAACGCCGAGAAATGGCGTAATCCAAACTATCCCAATCTTCGATACGACACCATTATTCCGCCTCCAGGGATTGTGGTAGATACGAGCATCCAAGACAGCAGCTTTCTCCCAACGGGAAACTGGAAAGGCATCAAAGTCTCGGGCACTCCATTGTTCTTACGGGTGGTGCCTGTGCCAACTTCTCAGAACTCGGCGGGACAGGATGGGGACATGTCCTATGACGCACAGTATTTCTATTTTCATTCCAATCACCAATGGAGATGGGTAGCCATTTCGGAGTTTACACCGTCATGCACCGACAACGTTCCTTTGTACGGAACCCCAGGCTCGGTCGAGTATAACTCGAAGTTTTTATACATTTACTCCCAAGGTAGTTGGAGAAAGGTAGCTCTTGCCGAATTTGACCCCACAATCTCAGGCAGTCAAGGAGACATCATGTATGACTCACAGTATTTCTATCTTTATGTGAGCGGACAATGGAGACGTGTAGCGGGTTCGTCACTTCAATCAACAACTACAAGCTGTTTGGACGAACCGCCTCCTGGAGGATTCCCACCAGAAGGAGTTCCAGTACTTTTGTCATCCAGAATCTCAATCTAACCCATTATGAACTACAACACAAAAGACGTTTTTTTGGAGAGAGCAACGGCGAATCAAACGTTTGAGGAATATCCTCTGCGTATTCAGCCCAACAGCGTTGTTGTAACCGATGCTTATGGCAACTTGGCGATGGTGCCAGCATCATCGTTCGGTAGTGGAAGCACTTTCAACGGTTCAAATGCCGCAACGATTGACATGAACGGAAACGCTCAGTTTGCTACTGTTATCGCTGGTAACTTTACTGGGTCATTACACGGAACTGCCTCCGCAGCCATATCGTCAAGTTGTTTGAGCGGTTCGGCATTGGTTGGGAAGATTACCTCAAGTTTGCTCGCTTATGCAGGAAACCTCATTCCTTCCTCTTCGGCCCAAGGGGCATATATCATCGGATTCATCCCCATTCAAATTGGAGGCACCGAGGTTTACATCCCGTACTATGGTATTCCACACTAACTATCGTTAATTTGGCTATATTTATAACATGACAAAGGTTTGCCTTCCGTGGAGCTACGAAGCGGTTCAGTATAAAAATGGTGACTGGACGTGGGGGGATTGTGAACTGGTCAATGAGATTTGTGAGACTTGGGGGACAGCCAAGTTTCCGTGGTTCATGGCAGATTGGAAATGGTCGGAGTGCTCGGCATCCGCACCACCGCAGCCATGTGCCGTTTGGGGAAGCACGGGCATTCTTTGGAAGAATGCTAACTGGAAATGGTCGGAATGTTCAGGGTCTATTCCACCAGTGCCAGTAGTGAGCGTAGGCAATCAACCTGGTGTTGATGCTATGACCCTCGTCCAGCCGTGGATTGAGGAACCGTGGAACCCATACCGTGCGGCTGACCGAGAGCAGGCCGAGAAAAAACGCAAGAGGCTGATAAAGTTGATTTGCCGAATAAAAGGACAGGAATACAACGAAGAGAAGACCCACAAGGACTTCAACGTGACTGTTGGTGACATTAAAATGGTGGTTAAAAAGGTGAAGAACATTGACCTGGAAGTGAAGGAATAAGATGTCATACAAACTCTACACAGATAAGAACGAAAGCTTCGAGTGCGAAGTTTCCGTGAAAAATGCCTCATTGAAGAATTCAATGGCAAGACTCGTTGTTGAATCTGCCGATGGACCCAATTTCGTGTTCAATGGCAAGATTGAAAACGGCAAGTGCATCGTGCCAATCCACCGTCTCAAGGGGTTATTGGACGAGAACGCCAGAGGCAATATGCATCTGGAAGTCATCGTGGAGGACACCTACTTCAAGCCGTGGTCGTCCGAGTTCATCGTCGAAGAACATACCTCCGTAAAGGTGAAGGTTAACGAAAGCAAACAACCCACCAAACCATCCGTCACGGTAAAGGTGCCCCAAGCCTCGGCACCAAAGACATTGAAAGGCAATTTGATGCCAATCATGGAACTAACCAACTTGTGCAAGAAATTCGGATTTACCAAGAAAACCCTCCCACGACACAAAGAAGATTTCCGACACCTTGTCAGTGAGTATTTCAGAGCCAACCCCGAGTTCATGCCTCACAGAAAGAGCATTTTGGGAATGGTTCGGTACTTATTGAAGTAACTATGTGTTATGACGACTACATTGAAACGATTGTGCCCATCATGTAAAAAGGAATTGCGTTATTCCTGCACGTCGGCGTTGAATCTGGCGACAAGAAGAAACAGCAAATGCGGTTCCTGCTCTAAACAAGGACGCCCATCATCTAACAGGAAAGCCCCGTTCAAAGCACTATACAATCATGTAATGTACGTGTCCAAAAACAAGAGTATTGAAAACTCACTGACGTTTGAAGAGTTCCTAGAGTTTACGAAGATTGGACATTGCCATTATTGTGGAAATCCAATCACTTGGAACTCCTACAGACATAAGCAAAAAGGATACAACGGGTACAATTTGGATAGAAAAGACAACGGCGGTGGTTATGCAAAAGATAACTGTGTAGTGTGTTGCGAAGTATGCAACTATATGAAACGAACAATGACGGCGGAAGCGTTCATACAGCACTGCAAAGACATAGTGACACATCAACAAAAAATGGTAGCCGTTACATAATATGCAATTCCCTTTCAGAGACCTCACCAATCAATACATCAGTCTTTCTTACCAAGACGTGGTGCAGAGATATGCTCAAGGTACTGCCAGTTACTTTCTTGACGGGCTTGGGAATGTGCTTGGTTTCATCCCCATTGGCTCCCTCGGGCAGCAACTCATTACGGCTGACCAACCCGTTCCTTTCGCTATATCCGCTTCCTATGCTCTTAATGGAGGCGGAAGCGGTATTTCTGCCTCCTACGCCCAAACTGCATCCTACGCAGTCACGTACTCATTTGTCACCCAAACTACGATTGCAGACCGAGCGTATAGTGCCGATGAAGCCGATTTGGCGGAAACAGCCTCTTACGCTCTTACTACAGGGCTAGTAATAAGTGCATCCCATGCAAACCTTTCCGACGCCGCCTATCTTGCTGCCGATGCCCTCCACGCCGATACAGCATCATTCACTCTGTTTTGTGACCTTGCGGCGAACTCCGCCGCCGCCGACTATGCGGAAACAGCTTCCGTCGCCATTTTTGCTCAGACAGCATCATACGCCATAGCGTCGAACATCATCAGTTCAAGCGTAACAGACGAATATTTCGCAATCCTTTTTGCAACGGGGTCTGGTCCTGTACCAATCGTAGTTGATGGTGGTGGGGATTTCTATTACAATCCAGCTAGAGACCTTTTCTATGTCCACCATATTCTCTCGGACAACATCACGTCTTCCCTCTACGGAACGGCATCATACTCTTTGGATGGATACCATGCTGCCCAAAGTGATACTGCGTCTCTAACATTGTTCGCCTCTTTCGCAGATTCAGCATCATACGCCCTAGAATCAACACTTTCCGACACTGCTTCCTTCGCCTTTTATGGCAAGTATGCGGGGTCATCGTCCTACGCTCTCACCGCTTCTGTGGCCCTGAACGTTCCCCTGACTTCATCCAATGCAGACACCGCAAGCTACCTCGTCGGATTCAATTTTGTTAATACGGGTTCTTGGATAAGCATCACAAACACCGATACCCCAGTCATCCAGATGATAACGGGGTCATATGACGCAGCATTTTTTGACTATGTTGCGTTGTCTGGAAGCAATACTCGGGCTGGAATGGTATTCGGCTCGTGGGTTAACGGCCTGATAAACTACACAGAAGTCAGTAATGTTGACGTTGGAGACACTTCTAGGGTCACAATGTCGCTCGCACTGGCTGGTAACGTCGTTCAGTTGATAGCAAACGTAACTGACACAACTCCGTGGAAGATTAAAGCCTTAGCCAGATACTTATAACTACAATCCCAAAGTCATCAATCCGGATAATGAAGGAATGATATGGCACACGAATTCATAGCCAAAAAAGGCTTCATCAGCCAAGGTAACGCCCAAGTCTCAGGGTCGCTCGTCGTACGTGACGGCATCGAAGGTTACTTATACGATACCGCTTCGTTCTCGGTTTCTTCTTCGTACACCACCACGGCATCGTTCGCCCTCAACATTTCTCAGACGGATACCGCCTCTCTCGCACTTGAACTTTCCCGCTCGGATGCCGCTGACTATACCTATCCATATTGGCTCAGTGGAAAACTAACTGGCAGCAGTCCGCTTTCGATTTACGGCAACCAATACTTCCGTCTCAATGCCGACCTGTCATCGTCGGACACCCCACCCGCTTTAACGGTCAATCAGGCCGACCCAACGTCCTTCAATCTCATTCGTGGATGGGGGGAGATAAACAACTTTTTGCAGCTTGTTACTCGAAACATTAGTCCCGGCAACTATGCTTCTACTGACTTTATTGCCGAAGCAGATAATGCCAATGAGAGCAGCAGTTACATTGACCTGGGAATCAATAGTAGTGGATATTTCAACCCCGATTCACCGCTTGATTTGCCTTTGGATGGATACCTTTATAACACCAACGGAAACTTATTGATTGGCGTTGGAACTACTGGAAAAATACTCAAGTTTTTCATTGGAGACCAGACACAAGACAACGTGGTTGCTACGATTGAATCTGATGGCATCCACACGTCTGGTTCTTTGATTGGAACAGCATCTTATGCCACAACGGCAAGTGCCCTTAATCCAGGTGCTACTTTGTTCGTGGTATCTGGTTCTAATGGAGTTCCTGCTGCTTATCTCGAACCATACGATTACTCCCCAACCAGTCAAATCTATCAGCCTCCTTACAAGGCAGGCAGGATATTCTTTGACAATCGCTATAACGATTGGGCTTGGTACGCTGCTACTGGTAGTGGAGCAACTTCGTGGAGTTCTCACTTGGGGAAGGAAATCAGTTTCACTGTCCATAACCCATACAGTGTAACTCTTCCACGTCTATCAGTGGTGTATGTAGGAACATCTTCACTTGCTGGTGCTTATTACCCCGACGTGTACCTCGCTATTGCAGACGGCACTGGTCAGCACGCCAGCGTTCTTGGTGTAATCCGTAACGATATTCCAAGCGGAAGTACTGGTTTCTGTATGACTAACGGTGTCATGCACCGAACTAACATGGGGTCGTTCAACATTGGAGACAAGCTATGGCTATCCCCAACCGTTCCTGGTGGTCTCACAACCATACAACCGGGGCAACCCAACGAACAAGTCCTCGTTGGATATTGTAGCGAAGCTGGTTCACTGGGGGCATTCATCTGCCGCCAATCAACGTACCCCGCTCCACCACAGGCATTTGCTGGCATCACGTCGGACATTCAGATTACCGATAACGACGACGGAACGTTTACTCTTTCGACTGGTTCTGTAAACCTTTATCCCGACTCAACGGGAGCGGGAGTCATTATCCCATACGCACTGGCATCTCAAACATTCACTTTCATAACAGCGTCCACCAACTATATCGTCGCCGAACATAGTGCAAGCACAGCGACCTATACACAAACGACAGACGCTTCATACGCCAACGGCATCAACGTTGTCCAAGTTGCCATATTGGATATGAATGTCAGTAGCTCCTTAAAAGGTGACTATGAACTCCACGAACTCAATGTCGGAATTGTTGGTCTTGCCCTTGCAAACCGAACCAACAACAAAGACATCGCCCTCCATGGTATTCAAAGACAGAGTGGATTGACTTTGTTTACAACTGGTTCGGAGGGCGACTTCGGGGTGACGGCGGGCGAAATTTGGTATGGCCCAAACCAACACTCACTCGGAGATTTCCTATCTTCTGATTCTGCAAGTTGCGATACATATCACTATGTTCAATCCGCAAGCGTATGGGATTTCTTTGAAGGTGTTGGATATGATAACACCCACTACAACGACCCCGTACTTGGTCTCCTTCCACTGGGACCACGTTCTTGCTCGGCAAACTTTGTCTATCGTCTTGCGACAGAAAACGCAACAGACGTAGTTATTCTATTGGCAAACGAACAATTCGATAACGTCATAGACACCGTAAACAATGTTCAACCTCCATCTGACCTACCCGAAATCGTAGGAACGATGGCGACACTGGTGGGTCTCATTGCTTTTGAAAGCGGGTCATATGACAGTTCAAGTGTCCAGTCGGCATATTCCACTCTTTTTGCCCCCGCCGTCATAACGCAACACAATAACTTGCTTGGTTTGCAAGGTGGTCAAGGTGGAGAATACTATCACTTGACTGACGCCGACTATATTGGTACGGGCACGGGATTGATAGTTCGCCAATTCCAACCAACGTGTTCTGTGATTAGACACCTTGGGGCGACCCCAGGTCATATTCCATATTGGACAGACCTACAAACGTTGACCATGACTGGAAGTTTGCAGGTCATTGGAGGTCAATATGTCACCATTAACTCGGCATCGGTTAATGCTGACAATCCCGAAGCGTTGCTCATTAAACAAGCAAATACAACCTCCGTCAACACCATTGGAGCATATAGCAACGTTCCAAACTACTCGCAGATTTACAATCAGAACTATAACAGTACCGCAACCGCATCCACAGACATAGTTGCCACTGCCGACATTGGAAACCATAGCAGTAACTATATTGACATGGGTATTGCAAGTTCTGGATATAACGCAAGTGATTGGCCTTGGGTCAAACCACTTGATGGTTATCTTGATATGGATGGTGGGGATTTGTGGCTGGCAACATTGTCGGACAACAAACTCCTATTTACATTCAACAACACCGCCAGCACCAACTACGCCGACAAGACTGGGTTCTATCTCTCGGGTTCATTCTATGGAACCGCAAGCCACGCCACATTAGCAGATAATGCAGTATTTGCAGTCACAGCTTCAACACTTCACAATGCCAATACAGACATTGACCTTAACGGGAATATCCATACTAATACTGTCTATGCTCAACTGGTCGGGTCATCAAGTTATGCCAACTATTCGGGCATTGCAGCGGCAGCAACAAGTGCATCTTGGGTGAGTGCTTCCGCATTCATCACTACTGCACAAACGGCATCCTACGTGACATCCTCTAATGTGGTAGGAAAAGTTTCCTCGGCATTGAATGCAGACACGGCCTCCCTCGCTACGGCAGTTTCTTTCGTTCCTGTAGCAGCAACCTCAGCATCTTGGGTATCGGCTTCCGCCTTTATAACAACGGCACAGACTGCCTCGTATGTGACATCCTCCAATGTGGTTGGAAAAGTTTCCTCGGCATTGAATGCAGACACCGCATCTCTTGCCACTGCAATCTCGTTTGTACCATCAGCAGCGGTTTCAGCTTCATGGGTGTCAGCTTCCGTCTTTATCACAACGGCACAAACTGCATCGTACGTAACTTCAAGCAACGTTGTAGGAAAAGTATCAGGTGCTCTCACGTCAGATACGGCATCATCAATCAATTTTGTCCCTTCGGCGGCTGTAAGTGCATCGTGGGTCTCTGCATCTGCGTTCATTATTACGGCTCAGACAGCATCGTATGTAACAGCTTCCAATGTGATTGGAAAAGTATCGAATGCTCTGAATGCGGACACCGCCTCCTACCTATTGAATTATGCTCCAACAGTATCATCATCTTGGGCATCGGCGTCATTACAATCACAGTTTGCAACTCAATCTCTATACGCCACAAGTTCAGCCACGGCAAGTTATATTTCATCCTCAGCAACATGGGATAAACAAGTATATACTAACACCGCATCGTGGGCACAGTCATCCTCATTCGTTACAGCATCCAACGTTCAGGGAGCCGTGACCACAGCCGTTACAGCCTATTCGGCTAACGCAATCAATTTTGTTCCCGCCGCTGCGGTAAGTGCTTCTTGGGTTTCCGCATCAGTATTCATCACTACGGCTCAAACGGCATCGTACGTGACTTCCTCGAATGTCACAGGAAAGGTTTCCTCGGCCTTGAACGCCGATACGGCATCTTCCATCAACTTCGTCCCAAATTCAGCAGCAACAACAACACAGTCGTTATTTGCTACGCAATCTACCTATGCAACTAACAGCTTGAGTCATTCCGTTTCCAACATTACCACGGGAGGAATTTACTACTTCACGGTAGTCACGGCATCCAGCGGCCAACAGCCTACATACGTTGATACTTCTGATTTGCAGTACAATCAAACCAACGGGCAAACAATATTGACCAGCTTGTCCGCATCAAGTGTAACAGCTTCATTAAGTGGGTCTTTGGCTGGAACAGCAACTTCGGCAAGCTTCGCCATAACGGCAAGTTACGTTTTGGGAGGCCCAACCATCAAGGCCGGAATCCTCTCGGCTTCGGCATTCAGCGGGAGTCCATATTCTGCGTCCGTCACATTCACTACTGCATTTACCAATACTATTTATAGTGTGGTGGTGACTGGGGAAGCCAACAGAACGTTCACGATTACGCAGAAGTCTGGTAGCAGATTCTTCATCAACTCCAATAGCTCAACTCCAATGACGGGTTCAACGTACTGGCAAGCAATGAGTGTTGGGGAATACACTTACTAAAATATGGCAGACTACATTTTCACAGAAGATTCGGCAAGCTTTCAATATTTCGAGGTCTCGGCCTCTTTGAAGGCAGGTCCGGGTATTACCGTTGACTTTACTCAAGCTACAACGGTTACAGGGTCGTTCAGCGGTGCTGGTGGAAACCTCACAGGGATTTCTGCTTCGTACATCCTTCCTTCTGCCACAGCAAGTAATGCTGTAACCGCCTCTAACACCATTTCTGCTTCGGCACTTATCCCGGGGTCATCCTTTTTTGTGGTGTCTGGGTCTAATGGGGTTCCTCCCGCTTTCATCGAGCCATACGACCTTTCAATAGGAAACAACTACCTTCCTCCAGAGAAAGAAGGAAGACTGTGGTATGATGGGTACTACCACGACTGGGCGGTTTATGGTTATACGGGGTCAAACAACCCACAGTTCCTATACCACTTGGGTCGTGAAATCATAGTTGCTGTCACCAACCCATCTTCATCCCAAATCACTCGAACAACAGCGGTTTATGTTTCTTCTGGCTCAAGTGGAACATACGCTCCATATGCTTTTTCAGCATTGGCTGATGGTCAAGGAGGAACCAATAACTATCCTATTGGTATAGTCAGAAATACCATCAACTCGGCATCTCTTGGATTTGTCATCATGTATGGTGAAATGCACCGAACTGACACAACTCAATGGGGTGCGGGAGGCGTAGGAACTCCGTTGTATCTTTCTCCCACAGTGCCGGGAGCGTTGACCACAACCAAACCCGGAACCCCATACAACGTCGTTCTTATCGGATACATTACTGAATACGGAACTACGGGGTCGTTAATGATTGACCGCCAGTTTTTTCCGCAACCTGCCAACGCTTATGCTGGGTTGACCTCCACCCCAAGCGTCACCAATAACAATGATGGAACTGTAACCATTGGGGCTTGTAACTGTAATCTGTTTTCCGACCCAAATGGAAATAGCTCGGTTCTCAACTATCCGATTTCCTCTACTACGTTTACCCTTCAAACTGGGTCAACAGTAGCAAACTACATCACCATCAACTACAATAGTGGCAACCCAATATATCAAAACTACTCGTCTCCATCTGCGAATAGTACTACTTTGGTTGGTGTAGCCATTATCGCTGCTAGAAGCGGTTCTGGTGGATGGGATATTGATTACACCGAGGCCGCTTTGAATGGTCTTGCTTTGGCCAACAAGATACAATCCAAAGATGCTTTACTCTATGGATTCCAGAGACAAAGTGGATTGTCTTTAAGTGAAACTGGTTCACTTGGCGTTGATATTACGGCTGGTTCAGTATGGTATTCAGCCACGCAGGTCAACATCAGCGAGTCAATGACTCTGAACACTGGTTCGACGGCGTTGTACTTTTTCTATCACACGGGAAGCAACTGGACATATCAGCTTTCTTCGACTGGAACATTAACCAATCAATACTATGATAATGGGGCCGGTCTCAGTGCGTTGAGTTCAAGCTATTACAATGCGTGCTTCATTTATAAAGCCGTTGGAACAACTGGCAACAACGACGTATTCTATGTATTGGCGACATCTCAATATTCATCTCAAAGTCTGGCGGCACAATCACAACCACCGGGGGATGTTCCGACTTACATTTCGTCCCAAGCCATATTGGTTGGGCGTGTCATTATTCAGAGTGGGTCGGCGAACTCTTCTGAAATAGATTCCGCTTTCACCACGATTTTCATTCCATCCACGGTGACGAACCACAATTCGTTGGCGGGATTGCAAGGTGGTGCTGGTGGACAATACTACCACTTGACCTCAGCCGAATACACGGGAACAGGAACGGGAATATTCGTCCGTCAATCGGGGTCGGTCATTACGGCGACTGTGCTTGGAACAGCAAGCTATGCCACAAATGCTAACGCCGCCGTTTCTGCCACAACAGCAACATCAGCAGGAGCCGCAACAACAGCTACGTCAGCGTCGTGGGCATCGTCCTCGATTTCATCATCATTTTCCACAAATGCTGGAACCTCTTCCGCAATCACGTTTGTTCCGACAGCCGCCACGTCTGCGTCTTGGGCGTCATCGTCCTATACTGCATCTTTTGTCACCGCTTCCAACGTTCAAGGAACAGTGACCTCCGCTCAAACGGCAAGTTCGATTTCGTTCATACCAGTTACAGCAACCAGTGCCTCGTGGGCTTCCTCAAGCGTATCTAGTTCGTTTGCTACGAACGCCGGAAACGCCTCTGCTATCAGTTTTGTCCCGGTAGCTGCAACATCGGCATCATGGGTTTCGGCATCAACCTTAATCAACTCGTCGTCATATGCCAACACAGCCTCCTATTCAGCCAATGCGGGCAACGCTTATGCTATTAGCTTCGTTCCAGCGGCAGCTACTTCTGCTTCATGGGCTTCCAGCAGCGTTTCAGAAGTAGAA